CTATTGGTTATGCAATAGCGGTAGCAGAGCGTAGTGAAAAAGAAAAGCAACTTCAAGCTGTACAAGCTGAAAGACAGAATCTTGCTAAACAGCAGGATGCCGACAGACAGCAAGCACTACAGAAACATCTTGCAGAGGCAGCAGAACAACTGAAAGAGGCGATTCCAGAGTTTAGGGATGCCGCTAAAGCTGAAATTGTGCGTAGGGACATTCGTACTTATGCAAAATCAATCGGATTTAGCGACCAAGAACTAGCTCAAGTGTATGACCCCAGAGCAGTTAAGACCCTGTATAACGCAATGATGTACGAAAAGCTATCAAGTAATAAGGGTGCAGCCGTCAAGAAAGTACAGGATGCGCCAAAGGTATTAAAGTCTGGAACTTCCAATCCTGGCAGTTCACAGAATGAACAAATGAAAAAGCAGTTTTCTCGCCTACAAAAGACCGGCAAGAAAGCTGATGCAGCAAAACTTTTTGAACAATTTATTTAAGGAATTAAATCATGGCAACATATCAAACCTATACCTCGATTGGTAATCGGGAAGACCTTTCGGATGTTATCTATTCGATTTCGCCAACAGATACGCCCATCATGAGTTCTATTGGCAAGACCAAGGCAACTGCTGTTTATCATGAGTGGCAGACTGACTCTTTGGCAGCTAACACTACTGCTAACGCATTAGTTGAAGGTGCAACTGCATCTGACATTACTGTTTCTCCTACAACTCGTTTGGGTAACTACACCCAGATCGTTGGTAAGACAGTTATGGTTTCTGGCACTTTGGAAGCAGTAGACAAGGCTGGTCGTAAGTCTGAGAAGGCTTATCAGTTGGCTAAAGTATCCTCAGAAATCAAGCGTGACATGGAAACCATTATCACGGCTAACCAAGGTCAATCTGCTGGTAACGCATCTACAGCTCGTACATTAGGCGCTTTGCTCTCATACATTAAGAGCAACACAAGCAAGAATGGTACTGCTACTACCGGTGTAGACCCAGTAACTATCGGTGTTTCTACTCGTACAGATGGTACAACTCGTACCTTTACAGAAGCAATGCTCAAGACTGTTATTGCCTCTGTATTCTCTGCCGGTGGTACACCTTCAGCATTGTTTGTTAGCCCAACCCAAAAGCAAGTAGTTTCTGGTTTTACTGGTTTGGCTGCACAACGCTACCAAGTGCCTACTTCTGGTCAAGCGACAATCCTGGCTGGTGCTGATCTCTATCAGTCCGACTTTGGCGTATTGTCAATCGTTCCAGATCGTTTCATGCGTAGCCGTGATGCTCTGATCCTTGATCCTGAGTATGCAGCATTGGCTTTCTTACGCCCATTCCAGACCAACGAGTTGGCCCGTGTTGGTGATGCAGAAAAGACACAAATCTTGGCTGAGTTCACCTTGGAAGTTCGTAACGAAGCTGCACATGGCGGTGTTTTCGATCTGTCATAAGTAATGTAGAATAAGGGGATTGGGAAACTGATCCCCTTTTTCTAGGAGAATGTATGTCTGATCTCGGTAAACGAGGCAATCTCGGTGTAGTAGATGGAGCAGTCCGTACTGCATACGCAGATGGTGATGGTGGAATAGTTATTAAATCAGAGGTAGATTTAACCGATTTTACGGATCACACGAAAGAACAGTTCAATGCTAGAAGTGGTAAAACAGGTTGGGGTGATAGTGTATATGACCCTAAAAATAAAATTGCTTCATTGCCTGCTGAGATTATTAACTCTCTCAACCAAGAAGGCATAATGCGTGGCTACCACATACTAGACCAAAAGGCCTTAGTAAAGTGGTTAAATAACCCTGACAATAGGGTGTTCCGCACCAGAGGCGGCACAGTATGAGGATAGGTATCTGCGTTCCAGCAAGAGGGCAAGTAGAAATATCCACATCGTTTGACTTATCTGCATTAGTTAATTACACAGCAAAACAGACGAAACACGATATTAATCTGTACACATCTACAGGCACACTAATATTCGATCAACGCAATGCGTTAGTAGACTCTGTTATTAACGAGCGATGTGATTACCTAATGTTTATTGATGCTGATATGCGCTTTCCAAAAGATGCGCTTGTTCGCCTTTTAAAGCATAATAAAGACATTGTTGGCGTAAACGCTACTACTCGCTCAGAGCCAGTAAAGCCTACTGCCAAGAACATTAATTATGAGGAAGATGGTTCTGTATCTTGGCTGCCTGTTTATTCCAATGTTAAAAAAGGAATAGAGAAGGTAGATGCCATAGGATGCGGTGTCATTCTCATTAAAAACTCAGCATTTAAGAAAATAGAAAAGCCTTACTTTTACTTTGAGCAATTGCCAAATGGAAAGTTATTAGGCGAGGATGTTTACTTTTGCATTAAAGCAAAAGATGCAGGAATAGATACTTATGTGGATCACGATCTCTCAATGGAGATAGGCCATATAGGTAATTACACATACGGCTGGCATAATATTGAGGTGTCCTAATGGGCTATGCAACATACACAGAACTAAAGACTTCGATAGCCAACTATCTAGGTCGATCCGATTTAACGGCAGTTATCCCTGACTTTATTAGCTTTGCAGAGATTCGCTTGGCTAGAGAGATCCGTACTCGCCAAACCCTTAAAGTTGCTACAGCAACAATGACGGCTGGTGATTCTACTGTTGGTCTACCGTCTGATTTCTTAGAGATGCGAGATATATTTACCCAAGGCAATCCAAGAAACACGATTAGCTATTTATCGCCTTCTTTGTTCTCTCGTAATGCTAGGGCTGGTGAGTCCGGTCTGCCGGTGTACTACACAATTATTGGTGCTGAGATCCAATTTGCTCCAGTACCAGATTCGGCCTATGTGGTAGAGATGCTTTATTACTACAAGCCAACGCCATTATCTACAAGTGTAGCTACAAATGACTATCTAGCTAACTTCCCAGATGCCTTGCTTTACGCATCCTTGGCAGAGGCAGAGCCTTATCTTATGAACGATGCCAGAGTGCAAACTTGGGCTACCTTATACGATAGAGCTACTTCTGATATTAACGGTTCAGACGAAAGCTCAGAGTACGCTGGAGTACCGCTAACAATGCAATTAACCTCACGATAGGATTATCATGTCTGCAATTTCAAACTACCTAGAGAACGCATTAATTAACGCTACTCTACGCAATACTACTTTTACATCCCCAGCAACAGTCTATGCTGCGCTATTTACTTCTGATCCTACTGAGGCTGGTACTGGCACAGAATGTACTGGCACAGGCTACACTCGCAAGGCCATTACCTTTGCTGCTCCTTCTGACGGAGTAACAACTAACTCTGCTGCTGCTGTTGAGTTTGACCAGGCTACAGGCTCATGGGGAACAATTACCCATTTTGCAATATTTGATGCCTTAACAACTGGCAATATGTTGTACTATGGCGCACTAACTACATCTAAGACCATTGCAAGCGGAGATGTATTTAAGTTTGCTACATCTAGCGTATCAGTAACTTTAGCGTAAGGCTAAACCATGTCCACTATTGTTACCAGATCAGGTAAGGGATCTCCTTTAACCCATGTAGAAGTAGATGCTAATTTTAATAACCTTAATACAGACAAAGTAGAAAAGACTGCTGCGGCCATCACAGGCGGCACAATCAATGGCACTACTATCGGTGCTACTTCGGCAACTACAGGTAAATTTAGTACATTAGAAGCCACAGGAAATTCTACGCTTGGCACAGGTTCTAGCCAATATATTCAAGTTGAAGGTGGTGCAACAGCAGTTTTACTATCTGCTCAAGGTGCTGGTACAAATATTCCGTTAGCTTTACAGCCCAAAGGAACAGGCGCATTACAAGCACAAGCTACTACATCTACTACAGCAGGTGGTAATGCTAGGGGTGCTAATGCTGTTGATTGGCAGACAAGTAGGAGCAACGCAAACCAAGTTGCTAGTGCTACAGCATCCGTAATTAGTGGTGGTGAAAATAACAGAACTACAGGTACATATTCTTTTGCTGGTGGTGGTTTTCAAAACACGAGTTCTGCAAACGGTGCTGGAATAGTGTCTGGTTCAACTAATTCAGCAACAGGACAATTTGCGTTTGTTGGTGCAGGCGCTCAAAA